GATATCAAATTCCCGTTGCTCCTGGGGCTGGTGGTCCTGGTGCTACTGGAAGTTCTGCTACTTATGCGACTATAGGAGCATTGTTAGCTGTAGTTCCTCAAATAAGTGTTGATGTGTTGGTAAATTGTGCATTATCTGCTGGGACAGCTGGTAATTGCCTTTTCTTAACTGCGGCAAATGGTACTAGTACTCCTCCTGCTATAACTCTTTCTTATTCTAAGATGTCGTCACTTGTAGGAGCAGGAGCAACTCTGTTTCAAGAAGCTCAGTTAATATGTCCATGTGCACTTAATAATGCTGCAACTCCTGTAATGGAGATAGATTACTGTACTCAGACTTATGCTGGTGTTGGTACTAGTAATGATAATATTGCATTTACAATCGCGGGATATATAGATGCCCTTTAAACGGCTGGTTATCTGTAATATAATTTCCATAAGATTTTCTCTGAGGAAATTATGTTACAAGAAGTTATAAGTAAAAAAGATGCTATAGAAAAGGGTCTTAAAAGATATTTCACGGGAAAGCCGTGCGTGCATGGGCATATTGCAGAAAGATTAGTTTCTGATTGTGTATGTCTTATGTGCGCTAAAATAAAGTTAAAGGGTTGGGTAGCTAAAAACAAAGACAGGTGCTATGAGATCCATAAGAAGTATTATGACCGAAACAAAAAACGGTTAGCAAAAGATAAAAGGGAATATAACAAAGAAAACATAGAGTTAATAAAAGAGCAGAGAAAAAGACGATTAAAAAATAAGCGTGAAAAACAAGCAAATAGACCTAAACCAAATAAATGCGAGGCTTGTGGAAAAATGGAAACAGAAAATAGATTAGGTAGAATAGCATTTGATCATTGTCATGAGACAGGTTTGTTTCGTGGCTGGCTATGCGCTAGATGTAATATGGCTCTTGGTTTTGTAAGGGATGATATTAATTTGCTTGAAAAATTAGCAAAATACTTAAAGAAATTTAGGGGGTCTAATGAGCTATCCTGTAAAACAATTGATATCGGAGGCGTACTTTACTAGTGGTATAGTTGCACGAGGATTTCAAGAAATAGCGGGAGACCAAGAAGAAGTAGGGTTACTAAAGTTAAATGAAATATTGTCGGATACGGCAATTGAGGATAATTTAGTACCCTACTTTACAACTAAATATAATTTTTTTGGAGTTCCTGGACAAGAAAAGTATTTTATTCCCAACCTAGATCAACTCGAAACATTTGTTTTTTATATTGATAATGTACGTTTCTCATCTCGCAAAAAGAATCAAGATAGATATTTTGGTGATGCTCGTATAGAACAAATAGAAACATTACCGTTTAATTGGCATAGTGAAAGATGTTTCGGTGGAACTAATTTATTTTTATACTTTCCACCAGACTTACAATATCCAATGAATGTCACTGGAAGATTTAGACTTAATAATGTACTTATTAGCGATGATTTAAGTAGTCCTATTGCAACAGTTAATTTGGGTTCAGTTTTATTTACTGGTAGTGGTGCTTCACCTTTATTGCCAGCAGTTTTATTAGCAGGTCAATTTGTCATTAATAACGTTGATTTAATGGGTAGTTATAATAGTATCCAACAATTTGTATCTGCAATAGATCCATCGCTTTATCCAATTATAAATTATCAAGGAGAATTAATATTAACTAGTTATGATGGTAATAGTATTAATCTTGTTACGAATGGTTCAGCTAATGTTCCTACCATTAGTTTTGTAAACTTTAATACTACATCAGGAGCATTAAATCAGACATTTATTGCCATTCAATTAGACCAATATTACATAAATTATCTTCAATATAGATTAGCTGATTTGCTTTGTATTAGTTACAACTTTAAAACCCCCGATAATTTAAGAGATAAGTTAAAAGCTTATATGGATATGATATCTAAAAAGAGTAGTCCAATTGATTTAACTGTTACTAAAATAAGTACTTTGGGAAGAAATGAATCAGTAAACTGGGCACAAGTAAATTTAGGACATGGGTGGACAGTTTAGTCACTTAAAATAGGGTGAAGAATGAGAGAAACTCTTAATTGCAAAAGAGTAGATGTCGCCATTTGTGGTTCCAATAAATATGGTCACTATCAAAAAATTTCATGTGAACAGACAATTAATCTATTTTTAAGTGATAAATGGCTAATAAATACTGCTGGATATGAACGTGTTTTAGAACTTGTATCAACTGTAACCCAAGGACGAGGATTATTTACTAGTATTAGAGGCAATATATTAATAGCTGTAATTGGTTCTTTTGTTTATTCTATAAATTCAAATTTATTATCAACTTTTATAGGAACATTAAATAGTAGTGTTGGGGAAGTTGTTATAGATGAAAATTTGAATAGCCAAATTTGTATTGTAGATGGACAATCGGCTTATATTTATAATTATTCTTTAGGATTTCCTAATTTAAATTTACAAACAACAGCAGGGTTATTTCCAAATTATGTTTGTTTTCACAATGGATTTTTTTTATTTGGAAATAATGACAAAACTGCAAATGGTTCTTCATGGTTTGCATACATATATGATACACAAACAACAATAAAAGCGGCAACTCCTGCCTCTTATACATTACAAACAAAACCAGATTATGCTATTGCGGTTATTAGATTACCTGGACAAGCAGCAAATGTAATGGTGTTTGGGACAGCAGTTTGTGAGATATGGACTCAAATAGGTGGACTACAGAATTATAGACGTAATAGTACTATAAGCGTAGATTATGGATGCATATCTATAAATACAATAGTTACTAGTGATTCATATGTAGCTTGGCTTGCAGTAAATGAAAATAACGCGCCAGTTATTATGATTTATACAGGACAAGGTGCTATACCAATAAGTACAGACGGGATAGATTCTCAATTATCTAAAATACAATATCCAGAACAATCTACTGCGATGTTTTATAGACAAGATGGTCATTTATTTTACCAATTAACTTTTTATAATCCTGTAGATAATCTTACTTTTCTCTATGATGTAGAAGCTAAATCATTTTATACTTTAACAGATGCCAATATGAATTATCATCCAGCGCGTGAATATACATATTTTGATAACAATATATATTTTATATCTATTAATAATGGTTCACTTTATTGGACAAGTACTGATTTAACTACGTATAATGAAAATTTATACAATGGACCACAAGACCCAGAAAATGAATATGATATACCTCGTATTAGAATTACTAACACTATAAGATCAGCAGATAGTAGTCAATTTAGAGTTAATACATTTAGTTTTACTATTGAGCAAGGATGTGACCCAAATGTTACGGATATATCTTTATTTAATAATACACAATATATATTAACTGAACCTGCCTTTTTTCCTCCTAATACTCCTATATATACGGAATATGGTATGCCAATGGAGATAGAAGGAGCAGGAGAGTTAGCTGGTGTTAGTGATGGAGTTGGAATTATTCCATATCAACCAAGAGTAGATTTATCTGTTAGCCGAGATGGAGGTATTACTTGGAGCAATGTTATAAGTAGAAATTTGCATACTTTAGGAAATAGACAGAATATATTAAATTGGGATAAAATGGGTTCAGCTAATTCAATAACATTCAAACTTAGATTTGAAGGAACTTATAGATTTGTGGCTTATGATGGATTTTGCGAGTTATATTAAATGAGTAATATTACAATACCAACTGATTTACCAACTTATGTTCAGCAAGAAGATAATAATAATTATGAACAAGAGCTAAACCAAACTTTGAGAGGGTGGCTATCATCCAATGGTTGGGTACTTCCAAGTTTAGATAATCTTCAAGTTACAGCATTATTAGCAACAACTATACCACCTACAGTTGGTACAATTTGGTATAATAGTGATTTGAATAAACTACAGTTTTTAGGAGCTGGTAATACAACTCAAATAATTACTAGTACCTAAGGAGAATAAATTATGCCTTTTGGTTTTTTAAAAAATATAGCTCATGCTTTTGGTTTTGGAGGTCGTGAACCAAATCCATCATATGCAGCCAATCAATATTTAAATCAAATCCCTGGAATATTAAAACAATATGCTGGACCCATTGCTGAGACTGGGGCTCCAACTGGTGGAGAAGCTGGAAAGATATTTTCTGATTTGCTTAAACAATATGGTGGTATGGCTACAAATCCAGAAGAGTTTTTAAATAGGCTACAACGTAGTTATACTCCTAGTGAAGGATATAAATATAAAGAAAATCAAATTGAACAAGCATTAAGAAATACAGCTGCATCTGGTGGTTTTTTAGGAACTCCATATCATCAACAGCAACAAGGAGGAATGACAAAAGATTTATTAAATGAGGATATGATGGAGTATTTAAATAATCTTTTTGGGATAATGGGTACTGGGCAACGTGGGGCTGAAGGACGAGCAATAAATGCTGGACAAGCAGCATTAGGATTAGGTGGTGGATTAGCTAATGCATTGGGAGAACAAGGACAACTTGCTTTTGCTCAACAACAACAAGCTAATATGAATAGAAATTTACTACGTAATGAACGATTAAAATTAGCTGCTCGTTTATTATCTCAACAGTTTGGTTATGGTCAAGAAAATTCTAGTATGGGTAATGAACAAGGTGGTGGCAGGCCATCTGGATTCTTTTCTAATCTTTATAATTGGTATGGAGGTTAATAAATGGTATCACCACTTTATGAATCACATTTTAGAGCTAACTTAAATCCTATTGCCCAACAATCTCCATATGGTGCTATTAGTCAGGGATTAGACCAAGCTATGGCAGAAAGACAGATGCAACAAAAAATGCAGGCTCAAATATTTTTAAATAGATTAAATGAGTTGCGTGGAAAGAAGGAACAATTTGAAATTGAACATCAACCTGAAAAATTTGAAACTGAACAAAATAAACAAAGAGCATTAATGGCTCAGGCTTTAGCTGGAGCTAATTTAAGTAATTTAAAGGGACAATATTTGCCTCAGTCAGAAGAAGATAAGCGAGCATTTATGCGAGCTAGAACTGAATATTATAATAAAGGAGGAAGGCAAGGAAATGCAATTAGCAATGCTATGAAACAAATGATGGAAAGGCAAGAACTTGTAAATAATTTTGGGGAGGATTCTCCACAAGTTAAATCTTTTGATAATTATGCAGGTGGGAAAGGAAGGCAACCACCAGTTGTAAAACTAGAAAATGAATATAGGAATGCTTTACAAGAATATAACAATAATCCGTCTTCCGAAAATAAAAAGAAAGTTGATGATTATCAAAAAGCATTAGAAAAAAATATAACAAGTCCAACAGCTTTGGCTCAACTTAACAATATTAAAAGAGCTTTATCAATTGCCCCAAAAATTAATTATGATCCACTTGTTAAATATGCTGGACCAAAAGGAATAATAAGTAAATTTGGAGAAACTATAACTTCAGGAACTTCAAAAGAAAGAGAAGCATATGAAACAGAAAAAAGAAAATTAGCCACATTAGAAAATGAATTAGCATTAGCTTTAAAAATACCGGCAGATAAATCATCAAGAGAGCATTTTCATGAATTATTTAATCCTTCTGGCATCGGAATGACACCAAAAGCAACCAAGAATGTCTTAAAAAATACTATTAAAAATTTACTTCAACAAGCAAAAGATATGCAAAAAAATATATTACTTCCTACTTATGGTGCAGAAGAACATAGTGAAAAAGAGGATTGGTCTCAATATGAGAGGACTGAATAAATGAATGATACTGTTACAATAACACATAATGGAAAAGTATATGATATTCCTAAAGCATTAGAACAAAAATTTATATCTTCACATCCTGGTGCAAATATGATGCAACCTGAAGTAAGTATGATGCAACATGTAGAAAATCCATTTATATCATCATTAACAGGATTTAATACTGCAATGGGAGAATTGCCAGCAGGAATATTACAACTATTAGCTCCAAAATTTGCTAAAAGAGGACATGATATTCAACAAAATTGGTATGAACAATCTAAACAAGCTAATCCTTTATCTGCTATGGGTGGTTA